CGGGCAAGTGTTTGAGGGTATCGAAGGCAAAGCCGCCAGTACGTTAACGAAGCTAGGCGAGTCCACAGGCATGATGGAAGGGCGACTCAAAGGCAGCTTTATTAAAATGGCAGCCTTCGCCCAGACAACAGGCATGGAAACATCGAAAGCTTTAGAGCTATCGGAACGCGCCACACTAGCCGCTGCCGATAGTGCCGCTTTCTACGACCGTAGTATCGAAGAAGTATCCGAAAACCTGCAGTCATTTTTAAAGGGTAACTATGAGAATGACGCAGCCCTGGGTATATCGGCGACCGAGTTTACTCGTAACGCCGCTGCCATGAAGGAATACGGGAAAAAGTTTACCGACCTGTCAGAGTCACAGAAACAGATGACCCTCTTACAGATGGTGGAGGACGGAAATAAACTGTCTAAGGCATTAGGACAGGCAGCTAACGAGGCGGACGCCTACGAAAACGTTATGGGTAACTTAAAGCAGACCTGGGCAGAGTTTAAAGCCAATATAGGGGGTCAGTTGCTGCAGCCATTTGTTGACGGTGTCATGGCTGCTACGAAATGGATACAGAATTTTGATGTGAACAAGATTGTATCAGGTATCGAGATGGCGAAAAAAGTTGTCTGGACGCTTAAAGAAACATTCATGTCCTTGTTATACGATACAGGCGAAGTCGGGGACCTGTGGGAGATGCTAGGCGTTCCTCCAGGTATCAGTGAGAAGATCGAGCAAGTGGGGAACATTCTACGCACCAGCATAGTAACAGGCGCTGATATAGCAAGTAGTGCCTTTGATAAATTCAAGACCGCGCTGGATTGGGCAAAAAACAACATGGAAACGGTTATACCGATCATGTCGAGTCTCGTTTCTGGTTTTGTTGCCTTCAAGGTCATTACAACCGTTGTTACGGCGTTTAAAGCTATACGTACAGCACTTATCGGGTACAAAGCCGCTATGCTGGCATCGACACTCGTTACACGCGGCTTTACGGCAGCCTTACGAGCTAACCCCATCGGGGCAGCTGTAACAGCCATCATGTTACTAGTAGCAGCTGGTGTATGGCTGTATCGAAATTGGGACCAGGTAGTAGCTTTCGGTAAGCAAGTATGGGGCACGTTCTTAACGTACTGGAATACCATGTGGGCAGCCATAAAGACATTCTTTACGAATGTTTGGAACACCATAAAAATGTACGCTATGACGGCTATGACATACGTAGCTGGCATTATACAGACCAAGCTTAACGAGCTACAGACCATCTGGAGCTTTGTGTGGGCGTACTTATCCACGCCTGTCAAGCTGTTGGTTGCCTACGTCAAGCTAACCATTTCTAATTTCATGGCAATTGTAAAAGGCTTGTTTAATGCTGGAATGGCGCTTGTAAAAGGCGATTGGCAAGGTGCCTGGGACGCGATAAAAGGTATAGGCGAAACGATACTTAACAATATTATGTCGTTCTTCGGGGGTATCAACTTATTTGACACAGGTAAGCAGATTATCCAGGGCTTGATCGACGGTATCGGTAGTATGATCGACGCAGCCGCTACTAAAGTAAAAGAGGTCGCAGGCGGTATCAAAAACGCCGTAACAGGCTTCTTTGATATTCACAGTCCGTCGCGCATGTTCAGGAACGAGGTAGGGCAGCAGCTGGGGGCTGGTTTAATACTTGGTATGGCGGACAGCGAAAAAGGGTTGATTTCTGCTGCGACAAACATGGCAAAGGCTGCGACCATACCGCCTATGGCTGTACAAGACATGCAA